GAAAGCGAATCGATATGACACACTTTGACACTATGAACACTATCGTCAACCAGTTCTTTGACAATCTGCCAAAGTCCTACGTTGCCTACTGCGACTACATTGCGCACAACATCGTAGGCAACCTGAAGGCCAACGACACCGAGCGCCTGCTTGCCAGCGTGAGCCGCCCCAAGTACGACCTGACGCCAGAGGGTGGCTTTGCCAGCACCAAGAAGACCATTGAGGTGGAAGACCGCAACGGTCGCAAGTATCGCGTGACTGTAGAGGAGGTAAAATGAACAACATGAGCAACCTGTTCGATGAGGTGGAGGCCGAACTACTCAAGCAGTTCAAGGCCATCACCCCAGAGCAATTGGCGGAGGAGGAGCGCCGTCGCCAAGTACAGCGTGACTACGAGGCACTACACACGCCCATCGAGACCGATGAAGACAGAGACGACGAGGATGAGTACCCACAGGAGGACGAGGAATGAAAGAAGAAACCTTGCTTCAGAAGGTGGTGATTGGTATAATGTTCATTGCTATCCTCGTTTTAATGATGTGGGTTCCTGACTTCACATTGGACGAAGAGGATTGCGCAAAGCAAAGCACCAGTGCATACGTTGCCAAGCTGTGTAACGAATCGAAAGCGAAATAAAACCGAGTCGGTTATTGGTCTAATGACTGACAACACCTTCAGGCCGAGTGTCGCTGGTGTCGGTGAGACAAGGCAGTTGCCTTGATTGGTATACCTATGCCCAAAGCGTGAACTGGCGAAGTGAAAGCGAATCGAATACACTGTAGTCATTCGTTCATTCACATGGGGATTACGGGTTATGCCAGAAACCATCAAGAAGGCCATTAAACGGCCCGCCAAGACGCCGAAGGCCACCAAGCAGGCCCAAGGTAGCACCACGCCCGCAAAGACGCCTGTAGCGCCAAAAACAACAGGACGCCCAACAAAGTTCAACCAACAGACAGCAGACCTCATATGCATGATGCTCAGTGAGGGGATGAGTCTAAGACAGATACTGAAGGCAGACACAGTAGGAGCGCTCCCTGCGCAGAGTACGGTTTACGAGTGGTTGATTCGCCACCCTCTGTTTGCGGAGCAATACGCACGCGCCCGCGAAGAGCAGGCCGACACCAACGCCGATGAAATCCTCGACATTGCTGACGAGATGCCCCCTGAGTACACCGACAAGGAGGGGCGGACTTACCTCGACCAGACGTTCATCGCTTGGCAGAAGAACCGTATAGAGGCGCGTAAGTGGACGGCTATGAAACTCAAGCCCCGCAAGTACGGTGACCGCGTGGCGCTCGAAGGCGTGGAGGGCGGAGCCGCCATCAAGACCGAGGACACCAACGCCAACAAGTTCCTCGACATCATCAAAAACATGGAGATGAGTAAGCGTGCTGGCTGAGTTGCTCGAAGACCCAGAGGTGCAGGCGGAATTCAACGCCAAGCCTGAGCATGACCGCATTGCATACATTGCCCACGCTGAGTGGGTAGCCAGCGCACACAAGTATCAAATACCGCCCCCGCTTGAGCAGGATTGGACGGTCTGGGCGCTGATTGCAGGCAGGGGTGCAGGCAAGTCCCATGCAGGGAGCCAAGCCCTTTGGTGGTGGTGTTGGACGCACCCCGGCTCCCGTGGACTGGTACTCGCGCCCACATCGAATGACATCAAGTTCACCTGCTTTGAGGGTAAGTCAGGACTGCTGGCAAACATCCCCTCCGAGTTGATATCGAAGTACAACAAGCAAGACCACGAGATAACGCTGGTCAATGGCTCCTCTATCCGTGGCATCTCTGGCGACTCCTACGAGCGTTTGCGTGGCCCCCAGTTCCACTGGTGCTGGGCTGACGAGTTAGCCGCCTTCCAGTATCTCGGTGAGGGTGAGGCGTGGGACATGATGATGATGGGCTTGCGTCTTGGTGACCAGCCCCGTGTCATCGTGACCACGACACCGCGCCCCAAGGACTTGATACTCGACCTAGTTGGGCGCGAGGGTGAAGATGTCATCATTGACCGCGCCAGCACCTACGAGAACGAGGCAAACCTCGCCTCGACCTTCCGTAATCAGTTGGAGCAGTACAAGGGTTCCAAGCTGTACGAGCAGGAGGTGTTGGGCAAAATCGTCGACCTTGAGGACGGCAAGGTGGTCAGCCGCGATATGTTCAAGCTGTACCCAGCCGACAAGCCCTTCCCTAAGTTCGAGTTCATCGTGCAGTCTTACGACTCTGCCTACACTGACAAGACCTACAATGACCCCACCGCCATGACAACGTGGGGCGTGTTCAAGCCACAGGATGGGCCGATGTCTGTCCTGCTCCTCGACTGTTGGGCAGAGCATCTGACGTTCCCCAAGCTAAAGCCCAAGGTGTTGGACGAGTGGCGCGTCTCCTACGGGGATGGCAAGGATGCCAAGCGCCCTGACCTGATACTGGTGGAGGCCAAGGCGTCGGGTCTGTCTCTGGTGCAGGAGTTGCAGGCCATGCACCTGCCTGTGCGTGCGTGGAACCCCGGCGGTGCTGACAAGATGACTCGCCTTCAGATTACCGCTTCCATCTTCGCCACTGGGCGCGTCTGGCTCCCAGAGTCGTCTGTCCACAAGGGCTACGTCAAGGACTGGGCCGAAGGCTTCTTGTCCCAGATATGCGCCTTCCCTGACGCCGCTCACGATGACTACGTCGATAGCGCAACGCAAGCGATTCGATTACTGAAAGACATGGGTTTCCTCGACATCAATCCCGACCTTCGTTATGATGACGACGATGACTATGCTTATGCCCGCAAAGAGCGGGTCAACCCATACGCGGTGTAACTATGGCAGACCCAAAAAAAATACTAGGTGGACTCGGTAAGGCCAGCAAGCGCCTGACGATGACCGATGAGGAGAAGCTGGCCCAGAAGTACGCGCCTGACGTTCAATACGCTGACCCACTAAAGCCGCCATCCATGCGGATGTCTGAGGCGCTAGGCAACGTGGGTGCAGAGGGCAAGACCCTGAACTTCACAGAGACTGACCGTTCAAGGGTGTTCGGCTCCAACCGTGGTGGTGTCGGGTTCGCTGGCCTCCAGCACTACTCGCTCCCGCATAAGAAGGCCAACACCGTATGGGGCTTTGGCAACAAGAACACCGCAGACAAGAAGGTCAAGCAGAACGACCCAGAGAAGTCAATCTGGACGACCTTCGTTGGCTCACCTAACCAACACAAGAGCAACACCGTTGTGCTGAAGGACGCCATCAAGGAGTTCCAAGACGCGGTGAAGGCAGGCAATGTCCCTGCTGGTCAAATCAAGCTGATGAACGACCGCATCAGGGCGGCAAAGGACGACAAGACTGGCGTACTGCTGTTCGACGATGCCTTCGACCTGACTGACCCTAGCGCACTAGGCACAGCCAACACCTTCAGCCGCAGGTCTGCCGTTGGTGACGTGCTGTTAGGTGAGGGCGTCAAAGGCCCAATGCGAAGCAAGGCATACAAGTCCGAGTACGGCAACGAGCCTTGGCGGGACTCAGGCCAGATGGATTCCATTCTTAGGCGCGAGACTGACCCTGACCTAATTGACGCTGGCACATACGATGTTGGCAATCGCTTTTTTGTGTTGGACGGCAAGATTATTGAGCGCTCCGACCTGAACGAGGCATTCCCCTTGCAGGTGACTGGCAACGACCTTGGCATCAAGTACCAACTCGTGCCACCTGACAAGGCCATGCGTGACTTCTACAAGTCGCGTGAAGGGCGTAAGGATAAGAACAACAGGCCCGCGCCCGTCAACTACTACGACCTGTCAAGAGCGGAGCCGTCTCAGTTTGTGGACGAGGACTTCCTGACGTTCCTCCAGAAGGAGGGCTACAAGAAAGGTGGCGCTGTGGACATCAAAGCGGCAGACGCACGCCTAGCGGCGGCAATGGGCCAACGTATGGCAAAGGGTGGCAAGGTAGACATTAAGGCCGCTGACGCCCGTTTAGAGGCCGCTATGGCCCAACGCATGGGTATGGCCCAAGGTGGTGAGGCTGGCTTCAAGAAGATTGAGTTCATGCAGGCTGGTGGAGCCGCTAAGGGTGTGGCAAAGGGATTCAAGAAGCTGTTCGCTGACCGTGACGTCATGTCTGCGGCAGAGCGCGAGGCCAACCTCCAGAAGTTCCTTGAGCCAAGCAAGACGCCCATGCGCCTGTATCACGGCACGACCGCGACCGAAGGCGGCAAGGGGACTGAGGCCATCCGCCGCATCAAGCCTAGCAAGGAAGGCGCACTTGGCTCTGGTGTCTATATGACGCCCAACACCGCTCATGCAAGCAGTTACACAGGTATACCCAACGACGACGCGCTGGCGATGATGAGTCAAGGTAATGACTACACCAAAAAAATGGCTGACCAGTTTATGGCTGACCGTGCGTCAGGCAAACTGCGCGAAGGGCAAGCGGGCGGCAATATGTTGCCAGTCCATGCCCAGATACGCAACCCTCTCATCATTGGCAAGTCAGGCAGGAACATTGACCCAGCGGCTGACGCCCTCATGAGCCTTGGCATGGATGAGGCAAGCGCCATCCGTTTGGTGGAGAAGGCGTTTGAGGACAAGGGCAACATAGGCAAGCAGATTCAAAGCAGGGCGCAGGCTCAGGGCTACGATGGCATCATGCAATACCGTGGTGACGACTTGTCCGAGGTGGTGTCCTACAGGCCCAACGCAGTCAAGAGCGCTATTGGTAACCGAGGAACCTATGACGTAAACGACGCTGACCTCAGCAAAGCGCATGGCGGTTTGGCTATGGCTGGCGGAGGACGACCACCAAGCAAAAACGAGTCATTGCAAGACACCCTGAAGAATATCCAGAACTACTCCGTGCTTGACCAAGGCGCACCAAGAAAGCCAAACGAACTGGGTGGCGTTATCTTGTCTGGCGCAAGTTGGATGGCTGGAGATGAGAAGACCAGACTTGCCAAGCAGTTATTTGGTGAGGACGTAACAAACACAGCCATCGGTGGTCAGAAGACCTCGGACGTGCTGAACCAGTTGAATGCGTTTGAGCGAGATGGTGGAACCTTCCAAAAGGGCGCGACCGTTGTGTTGGACATCGGCGCTAACGACATAGCCCAAGGCGTTGACAAAGACACCATCCGCAAGAATCTGAATGAGATTGTGTCCAGACTCGGAGACAGTGGCGTCAACGTGATTCTGTCTGGTCAGCCAGAGGCAAAATCGTATGAGGAAGCCATCAACAGCACAACCTTGCAGATGGATGATTTGTACAACGACATTGCGGCAAAGCATCCAAACGTGACGCTAGTCGACGCAATGTCAGGGATGTTAAACGATAAGACTTTGATGGATGAGTCTGGCTTTCACCTCAACAGCGACGACGCAAAGCTGGCATATTTGAGCCAGTTTGCAAATGCCTACAAAGGTACAGCCAACCAAGGCGAGACAGGCATACCCAAGCAGGTAACGCAGACAGACAACGTAGTCGACATCCCTCAAGAGATTGCGCAAATCACGCAGGCAAGCGTGCCAGAGACGTCTTACACGCCAGAGGTTACCTATACACCAGAGGTTGTCTCTACGCCAGAGGTTGTTGAGGCTGAACGTCAGCCATCTGCTGGTTACACTTACGCACAAAACAATTCAAGCATTGACAACTACTATAACGTCATCAATGACTACCTAGCGCAAGAGCGCAGTCAAGACGAAATCCAAGCCGCCATGCAACAGTACGGCGTGAGTCAAGCAGACGTTGACGCGGCAAGGGGCTACCAGCCTAGCGGTGGTGGCAAGACTGATGATTCATACGCAACAGCGCAATACGCTGAAGGCGGTGGTGCATTTAAGACCCTGCAATTCAAAGAGCCTCAACGCTTTGATGGTGGTGGCATCGCCTCACCTGAAGAGAGCAGTGGCTACGCACCTGAGTCCTTTTTTGATTCCAAGCGTTATAGCGACATCAAAAAGAATGCCGCTGAAATGTTTGCTGAGGCCAAACAAAGCCTTGCCAGTGACTATGACCGTTTGAAAAACTCACCTCGCGCCCGCGCCCAACTTGCCAAAATTGCGGCGGCACAACTTGCTGGTGGAGCGCCTGACCTTGCTCACTTAGGCGTTGACCTCGTGCTTGACCCATTGAAGTCAGTGACCGTTGACAAGTTGTTGACCAAGCCCGCGTACCGCTCAGTGTTGGAGGGGCCACCCAAAGCAGGCGAGAAGCAAGAGCGTGTGCCAATGTTTGGCAGTCTGTCCGAGTCCCTGAAGACCGCTGACGGTTTGCCTATTGGCGGCTCTGAACACATGATTAAACGTGCGCAAGACGCTGGCCTGATGAGCCAAGGACGTTTCAGTCCACTGACCGAAATCCCTGCCGCCATCCTTACTGGCGTGGGCGCGTCAAAATTAGGTAGAGGCGCTGTTAAAGGCTACGATAAACTTTCAGGCGCAAACTCTGGTAAACTAAACCCCTTACAACCAGAGGCAATGACCGCACCAGCGGGGACACCACAAGGAGCAACGTATGCAACCAAACAAGAAGGCCCGTTCTATCGAGTCAGCCCAACCTCGCTTGACGTCAGTGGAGCAAAGAGTCGCGGACTTCGAGAAGCGGATGAACTACAAAGCCAAGCCCCTGTCGGAGGAAGCGCAGGACAGGCTGGAAGCGAAGTTCCGTTCCGCATCTCGGATGAAGAGGTGGCAAGACTGATTGCTGACCCAGCGTCAAATCAGCCTTTACAAATCGCACAACGCTTTACCAAGGAAACGCAAGGCACTGACTTTGCAAAGCCTGACATCCCAGAGAGTTCGCTTGCCAAACAATCTGCCATAGGCCGCGCCCACCAGCTTGCTGTTGAGGGTTCGCCTGAGTACAAGTCATCGGTGTTTGATGCTTACGCCAAGCAAATGCCTGACGTGCTTGAGCAGGCAGGAGCCAAGAACTACGACGACCTGATGGAGAAGGCTTACCGCCAACTCGCCAAGGAAACCGACGAGCAGTTCAAGC